TGTGACTGTTTTTGTTGTGAATGTAAGGACTTGAGTAATGGATGTTGGGTATGGAACCCTGTTACATTGTCGTATGAATGGATAGGTGATCCCCTTGATCCTGCGTGTACAGAAGAAGATGTGCCTGGAGAAATAGCAAGAAAAGAAATATTGAGCGTGCCAAGATAGGATAACATATGCCTTTAGGATACACAGCAGCATTTTCAACTAGTCACATCAGACCATATACAGGTCCGCAAGGCCCAACGGGGGCAACTGCATATGGTACTGGTGGTGCTTCTGGTCCCAGAGGACCTTCTGGTCCAACAGGAGTGAGTGGGCCAACTGGTGCAACTGGGATGGCACTGATTGGAACTTACCTCCAAACAGATCCAGAAAAACCAGCATATAATTATTATGTTTTAGAATTTGCAGACAAAATAGGAAATTATGCTACTGCTGCTCCGAGAGGATTAACAGGAAATTATGGTCCCGTTGTGAACGGAACTACTGGATATTTTTCTAATACTGAGTTCTGCGATCTTGATCTTCCTGCTTCTCTTAATGTTCCTTGTGGATTTACTGGAATATTTGATGGTGTTACTTATATTTCTCCGTCATATAGACCAGTATCAACACCATTACATTATGGAGTTTCTGGCGCCACTCTAACATTCCGAACTATTGGTGTTAGCGGTGATCTAGAATTATATTCTGATCTTAAGACTATTGGAACAGGTCCAACATATGATGTGATTGGTATCAGCGGACCAGATGCATCTGTTCAATATGGAACTGTTGTTCTTGGATCTACTGGAGGACTTGCATATCTTTCAAACAGAAAGAATGTGAAAGATGCATATGGTTTAACATTCAATGATAAACTTTCTGGTCTTACATGGGGAACAATTGATGTTAACTTCAGAAATCATTCAGAACATTTTTCTGTTCATGGAAATGCAATAGACGGTGTTCTCAGAGATGAATTTATTATTAATCTGAAAAATGGTCATGGAAATGTTCATCAGGTATTTGCTCCATTCACACTTCTTGGAATCACCGCTGAATTTTATAGTAAGAACCCAATCGTTTCTGGTCCGAGGTGGACGGCTCCGCCTCTGGGAACAACTGCTGAATATGGAGAAGCAATCAGCATCACACTACTTGTGGATGGTGGACCATTTGGTATATCATTCTCAAATGATTTTTACTTCTCAGAAGATGTTGAATTTACAAGTGGACGAGATGTTATAAATTGTATCAGTTATGACCATTGTAATAGTTGGTTCTGTACTCTTTCTGGAATTGGTTTTGGGTTAGAAGGACCAGACAATAAGGGAGTTGGTTCTTGCTGTAATCCTAAAACTAATGACTGTTATGATTACATGAATAAAAAGAACTGTGATGCGTTGGGTGATGGATACAGTTGGTATGAAGAAATTCTATGTGATGACACTCCCTGTAATGTGAATGCAGACGATGGTTCTTGTTGTGTTAATGTTGATGGAGAGGGAGAGGCTCTTTGTCTTGATGATAATGTAAATCAAGATGACTGTGAGAAGTTTGGTGGAACCTGGCGTTCTGTTCCTTGTGGTATTGAATATTCGTGCGGGGATCCCTGCGAGGATATTCCAACTGGAGCATGTTGTGAATATGATGAAAATGGTAATTTCGTAACTTGCTATGATGATACTTATGAAAGTGATTGTTTGGCCCTCACTCCAGGCTTTGGAATATGGAAGAATGGAGGATTTTGTTCTTTCCCAGATATATGTGCTACAGAAGTTTTGATCGGAGCATGTTGCCTGAGTCCAACGCAATGTTTGCATCCAACAACGCCTGGTGGCTGTCATGATCTGGGTGGAGTGTTTATGGGATTTGATAGTGTGTGTCCACCAGATCCAGGCGGCGTGGATTGTGATCCCTGTCAAGATTATGGTTGGAAAACAGGACAAACACCTTCTAAGCCCAGTAAAGTAGAAGATATTAATCGGCCGATACAAAAAATAATTGTCCCGAATCAATTACCAAAACTTTCTGGTATTGTTTGTTCTAATATTTCTAATAAATGCACACCAGTATCAGATTATAGAAAATATATTCTTGAAAATGGATTGTCCTCTGTTCAAGGAAGAGATAGCGGTTCATACAAAAGATTCTTCCCACTGTTGAACAATTATGAAAATGTGGTATATGATATTGGTAAAGAACATTTCGTGGAAATGCTCAACAATAATATGACATTTGAAGAGATGGAAAGAATGCACCCAGGCACTTCTAAAGAAAAATTTGAACTGATGTCTATTGCATATTCTGTTGAACAAAGTAGTTGCCGCCATTGTGGTTCTAAATTCGATAATAAGAAATATCCGTTTGTAACTTCTGCTGTTTGTCTTTCTGGAAGAACAAGTGTTGAAGGAAGATCCTGTATAGAAATTCAGGTTCCGAAGGGAACTGAAAATATTGTTGCATCGGCTCTTGGAGGAGTAGCACATGTTGGAACATCATGTTCAGACTTTGATTGTGCAAGAGAACACGGAACAAATGTTTTAGATGCAAACATAATTCTTGGCAAAATGTCCACCGAAATGAATAGGGAAATGTCTGGTAGGTGTAAGTTATCAGATGGAACTATCATTGAAGGTTGCGACAAAGAATATTGTAAGAAAGCCCTGGGCGGAAGATGGAAAAAGAATGTTCTTAGTGCAAATGAAATTTGGAGTGTTATTCCTTCGGGTGGGCAATACAGATCGCAAGCAGGGGGACAAAAGGAACCGTTGTTCGTAGAAGAAATTAATACATGTTGTCCTTGTATTGGATGTATACTGGATGCACAATGTCATCAAGAATCAAATTGCAATTGTGATGCACCCGCAACTGGTGTGACCGGCCCAGGCGGTGTGACCGGCCCAGGCGACTGTGGGCCTTATCAGATAGGGCCAGGTTATTATGCTGATGCAGCAGGAGTGTGTACTATAAAAAATGCTCAAGACGATCCCAACGAATTTAATGGAAGACATGCTTGTTGCGAATTAGGTGATCCTAATGGCAGATGCTCTGGTGGACATAAACAGTTGTGTGATTCGTGTGAAAAGGTTTGCACGAAAAAATGTGATGCACAAGTTCAAAATATAAGTGATCAAAATGAACGAGATCGGCAGCGGCAAACTTGCATGCATGGATGTGAGGCACAATGTTGTGAAGATAAAGAGTATTGTAGTAGACTTGCAATTCAGTGTTATATGAGAAGATACACAAGAGGACTATCCGAGTGTCAATGTGGTAGTTGCCAAGGAGGCGATAACTGTGATTGTCAGGGATCAACATATGTGCCAGGGTGTTGCAGGAAGGATGAATGTATTGCTTATAATGGTGCTTTGACTTGTGAAGAGATAGCAAGAATGCATAACGGTGGACCCTGTGGACACAAGACTACTGCCACTGATCATTATTGGTATGGTTGGCCTTATGAACCTAGTATCCCTTCCACCCCCGATCTCCGATGCATTGATTGTGATTGGTTAAATAGCGCAACAGCGTGTGAAAGGTTTGCCACCTGTAGAGGTATATTGAACCAATTGTGTTGTATGAAAGAAGAGGGCAGCCAATGTGGAGACCTTTCAGAATGTGTGGATTGTAATATCTCTTATCAAGGATGTGGCACTGGTAAAATCAAAGTAGTGATAGACACTAAAGGATAAAATTCCGTCTACATATTATGAGGTCTATTAAGGAAATTTTATGAGCATTCAATTCAGAACAAGGTCTAGAGGATTTGGTGTTGACCCAGACACACTCATGGGTGCTTGTTGTGTGGATGATGGTTGTGTACAAACTTCTTTGAGGATTTGTTATGATAATGGCGGAGAGTTTTTCGCAGGTAAGAATTGTAAGGAAGAAAATCCTTGTGCGAAAGGCACAGGAGAATCTCGATCTCTTTATGGTGTTTGTTGTGACGAACATGGATTTTGTTATATTACCACCGAAGGTGAATGTGAATGTAGAAATGGAACATGGAAGGGTAAAGAATTCGATTGCCTGTCTTACGACTGTTGTGCTGGATCAACCGCTGCTCAACAAGCATGTTGTATGGGTAAATACATAAAAGGCGTTTCTGGTGATTACAGTTGGGCTGGACTTTGTAAAGATTTAAAACCATGTGAATGCTTGGATCTTGGTGGTGTTCCCAGAGGACCAGATTCTAGATGTTCAACAATTAATTCTGCTGGTGGTTGTGGTGTTACTGGTGCAACAGCACATGGTAGTTGTTGTGTAGAAGGAAATTGCCATAGTCCAGATACAGTAAAGGGAACATTCGTAGATGGGTATACCGCCGGCGATTGTGCTTATCTTGGCGGTCTTTGGGGTGGTTCTGGCAGCAATTGCAGTGATGGAACTACATTCTCTACTTCTTGGCCTTGTGCTTGGCCAACGGGTTCTTGTTGTTTTGGATATCAACCGTTTCACGGTGTAACATATTGTGATAGTGGAAAAACTTGTGGTGATTGTCTGAATCTTCCGCCTGGTGGAAGTGGCGGAGTAGCATGGATAATCGGTGCAACTTGTGGAAATATAACCGAGATTGATGGTGTAAACTGTATTCCACCACAACCAGAAAATAAGGGTGTTTGTTGCATTCCAGAATACTTCGGTGTTGAAGATTCTAGCATTAAACCATTCATTGTTGATTATAGTTGTTATGTCACAACAGAAAACCGATGCATCTCTATTGGTGGATTGTGGAGTGAAAAAGAAGAGAGTTGTGATGATGTAGATTGTTGTTCTCTTTACCAAGATTGCACTTTGGGACCAGAGGGTTCGTGTTGTCAATTCGACCTTGGCAGTGGAAATTATGTGAGGTGTGACAACACCGCAATTTATAACTGTGAACAAATTGCTATCAATAATAATAATATTCAAACTCTGTTTTATGAGGGTGAACAGTGTGATGACGAAACTGGATATCCGTGTAGTGACAGGATTATGACTACCGATTCGTGTTGTCTGTGGCAGCACAATGGAATTTATATTGGTTGTCAAAACATAGGAGAGAATGATCTATGTCCGCCCACTCCTGAATATGTTGGGATGAGATTTGACCAGCCATGTGAATCACCAGGCTTTAATTGTTCTACACAGAAAGTAGGAGCATGTTGTCATGGTGTTCAATGCACTTTGACAAGCAGGGGTGGGTGTGCTAAATTAAGTGGAATTTTCTACGAGGGTTGGAATTGTATAGACAATTGTAATGATCTTCCTTGCTGTTCGGTAACTGATGATACAGTTATTGCGTGTTATAATAAGGACAATGCACCAATTGATGTTGTTGGTGCGGATAGATGTTTAGATTCTTGGTCTGTTCCTTCACAGCATTTGAATAAAGAATTTGCTGCTGAATATCTAATTGATCTTGGAATTGATAATCCAGTTGCTGTTCATACTAATTCAAATCCATCTTTGTTGTTTAGTTGTGAAGATTGTGGTTATGGTTGTTCAAGAAGTAGAGGATCTTGTTGTTGGAATGGAATGTGTGTTCCTTCAAGAACACAAGAAGAATGTAGACAGTTGGGTGGTATCTTCCAGAGGTGTGAGGGAATACCATTTGTGAATATTTCTGATAGTTGGGCAACTGAAAATCCGTGTATTGAAGCGGGTTGCTCTGGAACTTTAAGAGGGACGGAAGAAGAATATTGTGATGAGCCAGAGGATTGCTTTGGAGCATGTTGTACCAATGGTGGTGTTTCGTGTGGCAAAAATAGTGAATGTCCTAACGGACAATGTGTAGGAGGATATTGTTCCTGCATTCCTGGCGGGGATTGTGATTATAGACTTCGATCAGAATGCTCTGGATGTTTCTATGGTTGCGGTACGCAATGTTGTAAGAGTTGTGTAGATCCTAGCGACGGGGTGTGTTGTTTGTCTGGTGATGATGGTTGTCAATCCGACCTCGATCCAGAACAATGTGATGCTTTTAATGGAACTTATCATTTTGGTTCATCGTGCGACATTTGTGAAGGTTTCGGTGCAACAGAAGGATCTTGCTGTTATGAGTTTGAACCTTCTAAGTTTAAGTGTATTCAGGCAGAAGAACTTGCCTGTTGTAATTTGAATGGAGAATTTTCTGCTGGTGAAAATTGTGTTGATAATTGCTCAGAAGATTGTAGTGAAGAATGTATCAGTTGTGCTGGCTGCGGTGGGAAAAATTGTGGTGGTGAATTTGGTGCCTGTTGTAATCCTGAAGATGGCACATGTCAACATCTGCCAATAAATGAATGTTGTGAAAAAAACGGGACGATGGAAGACTGTTTAGAAAAATTTAAACCAAATCTTTCCTGTGAACAGGCAAATTGTCCTTCGTGTGTTTGTTGTGATGTAAATGTGTGTCCCGATTGTAAGCCATGTTGCATGTCCCATAGCGAAACAGGAGTTAGTGTCTGTAGGGATATGCCGCCTGGAGAATGTATAAGTGCTGGAGGAACACCACAACTAGAAGGAACATATTGTAATAATTACATAAGTGGACAATATACAGAGGGAGACATATATTGCCATTACTGTGCATGGAAATCAGCGGGTGGTGAAGCACCTTCGGGGTGGGAGGATGACTATATAACAAACCTTGGGTATGTTTGTCGTGCTTGTTGTGAGGGTGGTGGAACACTTGAAACCTGTCATCCGCTAGAAACATTCCAAGATCATATTGATTATGACAATTTAGAATGTAATACATTATTCTCAACTGCCGATTTTTGTCAGACTGATGATACTATTTATCTTCCAGAGGAATGGTGTGTGGAATGTGATTGTCAATCGAAGGGTGCTTGCTGCCATTGTGTTTCTGGTTGTGCTGAACTGTGTCAATTCGGTGAGGGTGAAGGACCGTGTAGTATAGCAGGGCCCGACGATGATGATAGTGGGTGGACTAAAGAGGACTGTGAAGACGAAGAAGGGCAGGATGGAAATGGTGGAGTTTGGTTGGGACCAGGAACAAGTTGTCCTCAAGGACCTGGGGCGGTATCTTGTACTCCACATCTAAGGCCTTGTTGTACATGCGGGGGAGAATTTGGATGGGATGATGTAGATAATAGTGATGGAGATTTTGGCCAAGCAGGCCCATGTCCGAGCCTTGGGCCAGGAGAAGTTGGTGATTGTTGTGATATAGGTGAAGGACCAGGAGTTACAGATCCTCCGTGGTCAGGAACTACCTGTCAGATGAAGTCTGCCTACACTGAAGATACTTGTATAAATTGGGATGATACGCCAGGATATCTGGGAATATACGGCGACACTTGTGGAGATTATGGTGGATCGGCAAACTGCCAGACTTGTGATGATCCAGATTTTGGCAAGGGTGCGTGTTGTTCGTGTCATAGATTTGCATTCAATTGGCCCTATCATCCAGAGGAGGATCAAGATTGGTCCACCCATGGCGATAGAACTGGTGATTGTCAAGGAGGAGAAACTAAATGTTTATTCACAACAAAGAATGAATGCGATCTGTTAAATAAGTGGGGAAATACAAATTCTGAGGCGGGGCATGATTTCGCATTAGGCGAAGTTGCTTTAGGTATATGTGATAAATGGGATGAAGATTATTCAACAATAGGTGATTATCCAGAATGTGATTCGTTCCCGTGGGTACACCCATATCCCATAGATTCTGATACTTGGACCGAACCTGTTGGAACTTATACTTGGTGGGGACCAAAATCAAATTGTGAAGTTGATAATGAAGAATGGGATTCCTTTGATCAAATAGAACGGCTTTTTGTTTCTCCTTGTAATTCAGGTCAAGTGTGTCGCAGTTGGTACAGCAATACTTACTTTAATTGTTATCCCAATTCCTTTAGTCCACACTTCCCAACAGAAGATGATCCCTATATTTGCCATGATGTACCATTTACTTTCTGCGGCACAAACTGGGGTCAAGGAAGTCACGCTCACCGTACTAGTAGTGGTTCGTGGAGTGGTGATACTTGGCATGGATGGAAATGGATTCCGCCAGAATGGGCAACCCCAGATCGATATTACCCCGATGATAGGGGAACACCATTAAAGCAAGAGGGATATTGTGATGGCAGAGAACCAGAGTGTGGGACAGGATGCCCAGAGTGTATGTTGGACCAGTTTGTTTCTCACCCGTGGTGGGAAAATGGCCATGGAGTTTGGGCTGGTTACGGTCTAGATGTCTATGAACGAGATTGTAGGCGTGGATGTCAAATGTTTGGTGCATGTTGTAATCCAAAATTGGGTGTTTGTAGCAGATGGCCACAAGATCAATGTATAAAACTTGGTGGATATTTTATGGGAGCGCCAAGATGTGCAGATATATGCGGTTCTGTTGGCGAATGTATGGATGAAACAACTCATACTTACGGTGATTCTAAACTTTGGCCGACGCATTGTGGGACATGTGCTGTTTGCGAAAATGTTTCTTCTGCTTATAGAAATAAAGGGAACATTAAGTATAGAACTTTCATACACGGAAGAAAAGATGTAACTGCAACCATTCCGTTCTTTGGGTTTGCAAATGTAGAGACTCCCCCGATTGATATTCCAGAAAATGCTATGTTCCCACAGGGAGATGCAAATTCTGTACTCTATTATAAGATATCTAATAGTCGTGATTTATCAAATCCTGTTGTTGAAGCCATTCCTTTCCCAACAGATCCAACAAGTCATCAATACATTCAGGGGTATTCTGATGTGAATGGTTCTTATAATCTTCTTTCGTGGGGAATAGTTGGGGGAGGGGAAGAGTTATTCAAGAGTTATAGAAATAGTATTCGGACACTTTGGTTGACAAGAAAACATCAGACTCCAGAAAATGCTGAGTTGGCGAATATGTTTGAACCATATTATCATTCGAAGATTGAATTCTCAGAAGTACCGAATCTAGAAATGTTAGTAATAAATCCTGCTAGGTATGGAAACGGTAGAAATGAGTTCGACGAAAATTGGAATTCTTGCAAAAACGATACCACTGGATATTATAGTGGAGTCTATCTTACAAGAGATATTTCTAGATCAGTACAAAGAGGAAGTAAATTAAAGACACTCATTGCAGCAGATTCTTCCATTGATTCGGGTTGCACTCCATTGCAATACTTAAATCTGTCATCTATAAGAAAATTAGAAACCGTTCATGTGAACAATAACGAATTGTATAGGTTGGACATACAAGAAGGAAATAAGATTCGAGAACTGTGGGCACAAGATAATAAGTTGGGTTCGGTTGACGGACCATCTTGGTTAAATTCGCCTGGGTTTGTTGGTTCCCAAGAAGAGTTCCCAATGAGAAAACTTAATTATATTGAGAGATTAATTGTTTCGGATAATGATATTAAATCTCTCATCTCTTCACCACAAACATTCAATAATCTGACATCCTTACTTGCATCTAATAATGCAAATTTACATAGTGGTGTTCCTCTGTATCTTGATGCACCATCTCTTGAGTACCTTGATCTTTCTGGTTGTGGTCTAGAAGCGGGTATGACAATTCGAAGATCCTCGAAACTAAAGCAAATTCTTCTTCGTGAAACTCATCTCGGAAACGCATCTAAGCAGAAAATAGACTATGAACATTTTGCCTTTGGACAAAACAAGATAGATGATTTAATAAATCTAGAAACTATTGTTCTTACAGGCAGCAGACTTCGATTCTTAAACTTGGGCGCCGACACCCAGATAGAATGGGGCGACCCTGGAGTTGTTGGAGAATATAATAATTATGGATATGCTTTTTGGAATCTAACATATGCTGATCTGAGCGACAACATTCTATTAACGAAAGTTCAACTTCCAAGTCCAACTGATGTATATTCTACTGCACAGAAGAAACATCTCCGCTATGTAAATGTTAATGGAACTGCTTTGGGTGAGAGCGGAATAAACAGAGAAGATGCACCTGGCTTTGATGCTTTCTTTAGTCAATCTGCATTCATTAATCCAGAAGGATATCCTGTCGGACATGTTCTTGAAGTATCAGCAAGAAATATCAGAGACTTGAACGGTAATAGAGTTACCCTTTCTGTAGAGAAGTATAATGAAATTACAAATCTTTGGAATGGAAGTGAAAGATTTATTGTTTTAGATGTTGACATAGATAAATAATCCTGTATATTTGTGTATATAATGGATTTGAGTGTACAAAGGATTATAAAGAATGGGTGAAAAGAAATCAATCAGCGAAAAGATTGGAATGGCAAAGAGTTTCGCTAAATCAATTCTGTCCCGCGGCCTAACAAATAAAAAAACTGATAAGATTACCAAACAACTCAGAGTTATTAGTTGCTTTGGGGACGGGGGAGAATTGATACCATGTGAGTATCTTCAAACCAGTAAAGCCGATCCAACCAAAAATTTTTGTGAAGGGTGTGGATGTGGGGACAGAAAAGGCACATGGTTGGTAGCAAACGAAGATGAATATAGTAAATTAGACTATCCAAAACTTGGTTGTCCTCTTCAGATGCCAGGATTCACAAACTACGAAGAAAGTGAACCCGACGAAGCAGAAGATCCAGTAACTCGTAGATATTATATTGAACAGTTAGAACCTGAAAGAATTAAAAATATTAAAGTCTCATTACCTGAGCCTCCTGATCCTCCTAAAAAGAAAAAGGAAGAGTAATGAAGTAGCCCCCCAAAGGGGCTTTTCTTTTGTCTCGATGTTATACATAATAGAGAAACAAAGGAGATTTATCGCATGGCTGAACCCTATTCATTAGACTCTTTAATTGAATATTCTTTTCGAAGACTTGGCGAACCAGTTATTGATGTCAATGTCGATTATCAACAGGCTGTTGAGCGGGTAGAAGATGCACTCCAACTTTTTGCAGAAAGGCATTTTGATGGAGTAGAGAAGCATTATTATAAGCACAAAGTCACGGCTGATGATAGAAGCAATGGTTACATTGATACAAACAGTTTAACCGATGGAGGAGGATACACGGGCGCCCCGCCTGGTAAAAATATCTTAGCAGTAACGAAAGCCTTTAGATTTGGTTCACAGCAAGCGAGCATGTTCGATGTTCGATATCAAATGTCACTTCATGATTATTTCGGAATTAATAGAAATATTCATTGGGGTGCGGCTCTTGGTGTATCATCGTATGATTCAACAAAGCGTTTTATTAGTTTGATAGAACAGTTATTTGAACCAGAAAAACAAATTCGTTTCAACAAGGCTACAAATAAATTGTATATTGACATGGACTGGTCAGAAGATATTACTGTGGGCGAATTCCTTCTCATTGAAGCCTATTCTAAATTAGATGCTTCCACCTATACAGAAATATATAATGATAAATTATTGAAGGAATATGTTACAGCACTTATAAAGAGACAGTGGGGACAAAATTTATCCAAGTTTGAAGGAGTTCAGTTACCTGGCGGCGCTACTCTTAGGGGAGCAGAAATACTTTCTGAAGCAAACGAAGAGATACAAAGAATAGAAGAAAAAGTTCAGTTGGAATACGAACTTCCAATTAATTTTTCTATTGGGTAGTAAATGGCAAGAAACAAATATTTTAAAGATTATGCTGGTGAGCAAGACACTGTTGAAAATATAACCATTGAAATAATTCAAACAATGGGTAGGGATATGGTATACATTCCCAGAGACATCGTAACAAAGGATGATATCTTTGGTGAAGATACATTATCCAAGTTCGAAAAAGGTTTTAGTCTTGAAATGTATATTCAATCCGTCGATGGGTTTGAGGGTGAAGGTGATATATTATCAAAATATGGTTTACAAATTAATGACAGAATTGAGTTGATTGTTTCTCGTAAAAGATTTCAAGATGTAGTCACAACTTTAAGTTCAATTGAACGACCAAGAGAAGGCGATTTGATCTTCTTTCCGTTGAGTAAGACTCTGTTTGAAATTAATTTTGTCGAACACGAAAATCCATTTTATCAACTCGGCAAACTCTATGTCTATAAACTCTCCTGTGAGACATTTACCTATAGTGAAAGTATGGAAATTGATACTGGAATTGATGATATTGATATTGTAGATACGGAGCATAAGCAATATGAAATCAAACTTACTCTCGGAGATTTAGTAAGTTCAACTGTTAATTTCCTCGAAGGAGAAACTATATTCCAAGTTTCTAATACGCTTAGTGGCTCCGCAGCAGATGCAGATGTAACAGCACAGGTGACAAATTGGGATTCTGATAATAAGATTCTATATGTTTCAAATCTATCTGGAACTTTATCGACTGGTTCTTCGAACGATAGTGTCATTGGTATGACTTCTGGTGCGGAGTATAAGTTGTCCACCTCGACTACTACCACCACCATTATTGTGACAGAACCACAGGACAGCGAAACATCTGGAGACAATGAAGATTTAGAATTCTCTGTTGACACAGATAATATCTTTGACTTTACTGATACGGACCCATTCTCTGAAGGTAATTACTAATGTTTAGACCATTTTATAACGAGTCTATTCGAAAACTAGTGGTCGCTTTTGGATCATTGTTTAATGATATTCGTTTGGAGCATACTGACTCTGGTAGTACAAAACAATTTATTAGAGTTCCTTTGTCATATGGAGCAAAAGAAAAGTTCATTCGGCGAATAGAAGAACAGAGTTCTATATCAGGAACAACGAAAGTTATGATTACTCTTCCCAGATTGGGATTTGATATTACCAATATCTCATATGATCCTATGAGAAAGAGAAACACATTAACCAGAAGAAGAACGAATTTATCAGGAGCAACTGGTGGAGCCATATCATATAATTATGCAGAGGTTCCATACAATTTTGATTTTTCTCTATATGGATTTACAAGAACGATGAACGATGCTCTTCAGATAACAGAGCAAATTCTTCCTTACTTTACACCAGAATTTACGGTGACTGTAAATTTCAATGATGTTAATAAAAGAGTTGATATTCCAATTATTTTGAATAATGTTAGTCTCGAAGAAGAGTTTGAGGGTGATTTTGAAACAAGAAGAAATATAACAACTCAATATGACTTTACTGCAAAATCATATGTCTTTGGACCTATTCGCAAGACTGGTGTTATTCTTCATACCGAAACTACATTCTTCGATCTTGTGGATGATAATTATCTTCGATCTGGACCTACTGGTGCATTGAGCAGAATTGATGTTGGTGTGAGTGGTCCTTCCTACAGTTCAGAATTAACTGGCGGCACATTCACCGATTACATAACATACAAGAATCTGTATTCAAGAGGAGCAAGCGGATTTGGTCCTACTGGTTCTACACAAGGCGCACATCAATGGACAAGAGGTTATATAGATACTTACGGAAACACATATCCGTCTGCTACATATAATCCACCCCAAGGAAGTGATTTTTAATCCTTAGTTTTAATATGAGAGAGATATTGAATGGTTAATAAAAAGAAAAGCGTGAATGAAAAATTATCTGAAGCACTAGAAGTTGAATATGAAGAAGAGGAAAAGGCCTCGTCTATTGTCAAGAGAGAGGACAATCTTCCTATCTCTCAGGACAGATTAGATGGAGATCTTCAAAAGGATTATGGTCAAGTTCGTAATAATTTAAAGGATTTAATATCAACTGGTAGAGATGCCATCGATGGTATTTTAAATGTAGCAATTGAAAGTGATGCACCAAGAGCATATGAGGTTGCATCTCAAATGATTAAAACGGTTTCTGAAATGAACAAGGATCTTATTGATCTTCACCAAAGAATGAATTCGATAAGAAAAGAAGATATTGAAGTAACCAACACAACGAACAATTCAATTTATGTTGGTTCTACTAGTGATTTACAAGATCTAATTAATCAATCAAGAAGTGCAAAGAAAGCACTTCAAAATTATGATGATATTTTGGAAGTAGATGCTGAGATAATAGATGACCAATAAAAAGACAGGATATCTTGGAAACCCTAATTTAAAACAGTCTGGAGTAAATATAGGGTTTAATGAAAATCAAGTTAAAGAATATATTAAATGTTCTAAAGATCCAGCCTACTTTATTCAAAAGTATATTAAAGTAGTAAGTTTGGATGAAGGTCTAATACCCTTTAATCTTTATGATTATCAACAAGACATGGTGGAGGTTGTTCATAATAATCGTTTTGTAATTGCAAAACTTCCTAGGCAGTCTGGTAAATCTACAACCATGATTTCTTATATCTTACATTATGTTCTGTTCAATCAGAGTATGAGTGTTGCTGTTCTTGCAAACAAGCAAGCAGTTGCAAGAGATATTTTAAGTCGCTTAAAACTTGCATATGAATATCTTCCTCTTTGGTTGCAGCAGGGAATAGTTGAATGGAATAAAGGAAGTATTCATTTAGAAAATGGTTCTAAGATAATCGCATCCTCTACTTCTGCTTCAGCAGTTCGTGGTGGTTCATATAATATGATTTTCCTTGACGAGTTTGCACATGTTCCTCAAGGTATTGCTGAAGAATTTTTCAGTTCTGTATATCCAACTATTACTTCAGGACAGAGTACAAAGGTTCTTATGGTTTCTACACCAAACGGATTGAATATGTTTTATCATTATTGGAGAGGAGCAACAAAGAAATTAGGCGAAATTGGAAAAAATGAGTATGTTCCTGTTGAAGTACATTGGACGCAAGTTCCGCTGTATCCTGGCGGACCTTGCCGAGATGATAAGTGGAAAATAGAAACTGTTGCAAATACTAGTGAACAACAATTTGAATCAGAATTTGAATGTGACTTTGTTGGTTCTCAGCACACACTTATATCTTCATATAAATTAAAGGCTCTTTCTTGGATTTCACCTCTTGTTCATAATCAAGAGGGTTTGGATATTTATGAAGAACCTATAGAAAACCATACCTACATTTCTTGTGTTGATACAGCAAGAGGGCAAGGATTAGATTATAGTGCGTTTACGATAATTGATATAACACAGATGCCATATAAAGTGGTAGCGAAGTATAGAAATAATATAATATCACCAATGGTGTATCCAACTATAATAAAAAGATTATGTGAACAGTTCAATGAAGCGTTTTGTTTAATAGAAATCAATGACATTGGTGGTCAGGTTGCGGATGTCTTACATGGTGATCTTGAATATGCAAATGTTCTTATGGTTTCTACTAGAGGAAGAAAAGGACAAGTCGTTAGTGGTGGTTTTGGTGGAAGTTCAACGCAGTTGGGTGTAAGAACTACGCAGGTAGTGAAAAAACTCGGATGTTCTGTTTTAAAGAGTTTGATTGAAGAAGATAAACTCATAATAGAAGATATGGATATTGTGAATGAATTGATTACTTTTGTTGCTAAGAAGCAATCATTTGAAGCAGATGCTGGACATACAGATGATTTGGTTATGACCCTGGTGTTGTTTGCATGGTTGTCTAGACAAGATTATTTTAAGGACTTGACAAATGTTGATACCAGAACTGCTATCTACGAAGACAAGATTCATCAATTGGAAGAAGACATGTCTCCGTTTGGTTTTATTGTTGATGGAAATGAAGAAGTAGAGAAAAGTGTTTGGGACGGGGAAGATAGGTGGTATATGAATGATGATAGGAATTTTCGAGGAGATTTTTGATATTTCTGAATATTGAGAATGTATAAATACTGTGAGATAAGAACTATAATGGTTATCGGTAAGTTATATCAGTATCCACAAGGAGAGCAAAATGCCGTTTAGTGTTAGCCCTAGTGTCACCGTAATAGAAAAAGATCTGAGTGCAATAATTCCATCACTCTCTACAACGGTAGCAGCATTTGTTGGTAGATTTGACTGGGGTCCAGTTGATGAAGTCATGGACATCGGAAGCGAAAAAGAATTATATGAAGTCTTTGGACCACCCTCTCCCGAAGAACGGGGTACAGATTGGTTTTGTGCTGCTAACTTTTTAAATTATGGTGATAGATTAAAGATTGTTCGCGTTGATGAGAGCCGTGTAGCAGGCAATCCTGGCACTTCTGCATATAGTGGAGCAACGGCCGCGCGTGTTCTCAGCGGAGCAACTTCTGCTCGATTTGAAGCAAGAGGAGCAGGACAAAAGGGTAATGCTCTTCGATTGTTAGTTTGGAACAACGGGCAACCAGAACCCAAACTTGCTAATGGAGATAAGGTGTTTTCTTATGCACCGACATCCACTCAAGCAGTTTATGAAAGTTTCAAGAACGGTGTTTTGAAAGCAGGCCCGCCTGGTACTACATTAGATGAATGTCATATTGCAATTCTCGACACATTGGGTAAGTATGGATCATCTGGTGATGTTCTTGAACTACACCAAGGACTTTCTCGATGGAGAGGTGTTTCTGATCCTGTAGGAAAAAGTCTTTATTATAAGGATGTGATTAACTCATATTCTAATTATGTCAAGATTGAAACAAATACTAAAAGAACTATCTGGCACGCAGGCACAACGGGAGATCCTTCTTGGACACCAGAAACTACTGGTCCCATCAAAGAACATGCTCTTGGTATTGCTACTGATGCACAAGGTCCATTCCAATCATTTTTAGGAAGAGGTAGTGCCTACGCTCTCACTCCTTCTTGGAGATTCCAAAAGGGTTCTGGTTCTGGTGTTACATGGCCCTATGAGGGTGTTGGAACCAGTACCGCTGCGGTGGCATCTGAGAATCCTAATGCTTACAGTATAATAGAAGCATGGACAAAGCACTTCTCTGATCCTGAGTTTATAGATGTTGATATCTTAATTTCTGGATCAGCAGAACAATTAATTTCTAGGCATCTAGTCAATCTTGCAGAAAGAAGAAAGGATTGTGTAGCATTCCTTTCGCCGCCAGCATCACCAGCAGGATCAGAATACAATGATACCGTTTATAATACCACATGGTCTGGATACTCTGGTCCTGCTGATGTTGTAAATTATAGAAATAACACATTGAATATTAACAGTTCATATACGGTTATGGATAGCGGTTGGAAGTACATGTATGATTCTTATAATGATACGAATAGATGGGTTCCATTAAATCCTGATATCGCTGGATTGACTGTTCGCACCGAACAATCAACGGATCCTTGGTATTCACCAGCAGGATTTAATCGAGGAAGAATCCAAGGGGTTATAAAACTTTCTATGAATCCAACCAAGCCACAGAGGGATAAATTATATTCTAACGGAATTAACCCTGTGGTGTCTTTCCCAGGCGAAGGAACTGTTCTGTTTGGAGACAAAACTTTACAGAGAAGAGCAACAGCATTAGATAGAATTAATGTTAGAAGACTCATGATCCATCTTGAGAAAGCAATTGCTACGGCTTCCAATTTTAATCTTTTCGAATTCAACGATGATTTCACAAGAAGATCATTCGTTAGTACAGTTAATCCATTTTTAAGAAGAGTTCAATCACAAAGAGGCATTACAGATTTCAGGGTAGTGTGCGATTCTACGAATAACACTTCACAGGTAATTGATAACAACGAGTTTGTTGCAGATATCTTTATTAAGCCTGCTAGAAGCATCAATTATATTCAACTCAACTTTACTGTCCTAAGAACGAATGCTGTTTTTGAGGAATTGATATAATAGATTTAAGAGCAATCAGGAGAGAACGAAATGCCATTTAGTGTCAGCCCTAGTGTAACAGTAATAGAAAAAGACTTGAGTTCTATTATTCCTTCAGTCGCCACAACCGTCGGCGCATTTGTTGGTAGATTCGATTGGGGTCCAACCAATGAAATCGTAACCATCGGAAGCGAAAAAGAATTATATGAAGTCTTTGGACCACCAAGTCCAGATGAGAGAGGAACCGACTGGTTCTGTGCTGCTAACTTTTTAGGTTATGGCGATAGGTTAAGGGTTGTTCGTGTTGATGAAGGATATTCTGGTGGAGGAGGCCAGGCGGGTAATGTGGATACGGTCACTGGCTCTTATAGTGGAGCAACTGCTGCATTTGTTCTTAGCGGTGGTACTTCTGCTCGACTAGAAGCCAAATTTGCAGGCAATAAAGGAAATTCTCTCCGATGGAATTCATGGAATCATGGACAACCTGAACCATTACTTCCGTCTGGAGAAGCAGTTTTTAGTTATGCACCAACATCCACTCAAGCAGTGTTTGATAGTTTTAATAATAATGTATTAACGGCAGGACAACCTGGCAGCACATTGGATGAATGTCATATTGCAATTGTTGATGCATTAGGTTATTTTGGAGCATCTGGTGATGTTATTGAAAGGTGGGAAGGCCTTTCCCGCTGGAGGGGTGCTGTTGATGCTCAAGGAGAAAGCCTTTATTACAAAGATGTAATCAATTCTAACTCGAATTATATTGCGATAGAAGACACCACAAATAGAAGTATTTGGCACGCTGGTACAACTGGTGATCCTACTTGGACAACAGAAACCACTTCTGTTTTTGAAGTCGGCCTTACTGGACAAGGAGATATTAGAGGTCCGTTTGCTGGAGGCCAACTCTTCGAAAACGAGGCAGTTACAGGTGGATATACCAGTGGTTTTGGATATTATGGCGGCCTAGGGCGTTCTGGGGGACGACTTGTTGACAAATGGACATGCTTCTTCTTACAAGGTTATTCTGGCGGCGTCGGCGAGGGACCTGGGTCAGGATCGACCGATAATCGTCTACGGACCCCATCATGGAGATTCGCTGGCGGCCAGGCTTCTGGAGTAACATGGCCTTATGAACAAGATTCCACTACTTCAAATGCAACTAATACAATTGCAAATCCTAACACTTATAATATCAGGAATGCATGGACTGAGCATTTCTCTGATTCTGAGGCTGTGGATGTCGATGTTCTAATCTCAGGAGCAGCAGGAAAATTGATATCGAGACATCTGGTTGATCTCGCAGAAAGAAGAAAGGACTGCGTTGCATTCCTTTCGCCGCCAGCGTCACCAGCAGGAACAGAATATAATAGCGTTGATGGGGATACTACATGGGG